CTTTTTAAAGATGTCTACGTGCTTTTCAACACCAACCTCAGTACCAATCAAATCAACTGCTCCTGCTTTAATAGCGGCAGCTGATACAGTAGCATCACACCATTCATCGCTTGGTTTAATAGCATAGCCACGAGCCAACGGTTTATGACTGTTGTACACATTCAAAATTTCAATGTATTTACCATTTGCTTCGCTATACCCAATCCAACTACGCATTACGTTCAATACGTCTTGAGCTGTAACTCCCACTTTAGTGTCCTCCTTTCCACCATCGTTAGAAAGCATGCTCTCTTCATAAAGAGTGTCCATATCAACGTTACCGCTGATTCCGCTTACCTTACCTGTACTACCTGTCTGCTGAATTACGCACTCAACATCAGGACCACCAGTGTAATCTGCCAACCAAAGATTCTTGCGATACTCAGAAAGCTGAGCCCAATCGTAATAGTTCTTATAATAATCCAGATTCGAATAGATACCAAGCTTTTTACAACCAGCAGCTTTAAGAGTATCAAGGAACTCTTTGGTATACTGAGTACACAATGCCTTGGTAACCTTAACACCAGCTTTAGTCCATGTATCATATTCAAGGTCTGCAAAAATCCAGGTATTAGTTGGGTCAAGACCAGCAGCTTTCATATTAGCAATACAAGCATTTGCATTCTCAGCGATTGTTGCACCATCTACATAAATGAAATGATACACACCAAGAATAGGAATACCTGCAGCTTTAGCTCCTTTAACATACTCAATGAACTGGCCATCAATAGCTCGTCTATAACCTTCTCTAAAGATGCAGAACTGAATACCATCAGCCTTTACTTTATTGAAGTCAACTGAGCCTTGCCATTTTGAGATGTCGATTCCTTGTTTACCCATTACTTTCGGCCTCCTTTACCTTTCTTGCCACCTTTCTTAGTGCCACCACACTTAGCCATGTTACTCACCTTCTTTCACTTCAGGAATACCAGCAACACTAGTCAAGATACTTACCACACCGGCAAGCAAGCTAGCACTGCCAACCATTACCCAATTCACTTCACCCATGGTAGCAGATGCACCAATAGTTGCGATAGCAGTCTGAGCAACAGTCTTAATTGCACGAACACCAGCAGCTTTGAGCCACTTAACAGTATTCACATCAGCCTTAAACACACAATTCTTGAACATGTTTTGTTCCTCCTTTCATAATCAACCAGCTCTACTATTGAAGTCCTTGTCTTTAACATCAGCAACTGTTACTGTATCAAGCGCATACCAGATAGCTGAGAAAGAGTGCGGGTCAATATTAAACTGGTCATAGATAACGTTTCCTTTTGCATCTTTCTTATAAGTCAAGTCCTTTAACTCTCTTATGACATTCTTGCACTTAGGACTTACTACGATTTTTCTAAATCGTTTTACCTTTCTTGTATTAGATAGTCTTGAACCTGCAAACTTATTTCTACAAGCTCGAATCCTGAATCCGTTTTGCCTGTAGTAAGTGATTGCTTTAGGGTCCTCATTATCTGCCACAATCATTTTGTTATGACCTGCATTGTTCAGGTCGTTTATTCTTCGCCTTAAGCTCTGCATCTCTGGCTGATTTGCAAACACATCATCTGTTACATGGTTCATATAGATTTCATCCCATATATACAAGATACTGTTCTTCAAATCCACACTCATACTGATAACAGCATTGAATGATTCCTCAAAACCAAAGTCAAAGCCAAAGTACTGATTCTCAGGACCAAGTCTCTCAATTGCTTTCCTAAATGTTGCAGGGTCTTTTGCAATAAGAAACTGAGGCAATACTCTTGTACCAGTTGCACCGAATCTTCCCCAACGAGCTACCATATACAATGGATAGTCATAGTTCTTAAGGTCATCCAGACGTTTCATGTACTGCCAAGGCAACCAAGGATTATCATCTGGTGTACTGTGGTGGTAGTATGTACCATTGTGAATGATGCATCTCTTTTCATAGAACTTATCTTCATCCACCATGACATGTTCTTGACCTTCATCATCCAGTCTTACAAAGAAATGTCTATACACCCAATTGTCTCTGCCGATAGGGTTACAGCTTAAGATGAAGTGCATGCTTACGTTTGGTGTACGAATACGACCAAGCAATTCTTTATAGCCTTCATACTTAATCTCAGAACACTCTTCCAACCAGACAATAGAAACACCATTGATAGACTTTACCTTTTCAGGTTTGTCCATTCCTTTGAAGATTATCTGACTGCCATTCTTGAACTTGAACCTTAGTGGGCTTTTCAATGCCAGGACTCTGTTTTGTCTTCGCTTAAATTCCTTTGGGTCAGTAGTCAATAAGCCCATGTCATCAAGTATCTCACAAATCAAATCATAGCAAGATTCCTGAATAGTATCATACACCTCTCTGATAACCAGTGCCTTACGCTTTTCCTCAAGCAGCTTTAAGATTATCTTGAATGCAATGTGATATGACTTACCTGAACCATAACCACCAATAAGCAAATATCGTTCATAGTCCCAATCAAATAAGAAGTCCTCGAATGCCGGACTAACAGCTTTTGTCACCTTCATAGTTTAGTCCTCCCATTCTTCGTCTTCATCTTCCCAATCATCAGGCCAATAGTCTAAATCCTCATCAGATGCCTCATTCTCCACTTTAGTTGCCACGTTTGAAGTGCTCTGCTTATTAGCTTGAGCCTTTTTCTTGGCAGCCTCTGCCCTCTCTTCTTCTGTAGCACTGCGAATTTCAATCGACTGATTCACTTCATCTTGCCACTCTTTATCCTCTGCTGTTTCATCATGCTGAGCTGTAGTCGACTGACTTGCACTTGCCCTTGTTACTGTCACTTGAATCTTTGTGTCTTCTTCATCAAGCTCAATAAGCTGGTCTCTATTCTTTTTCCATTTATTAGGAAGTCTGTTATACAACCAACACTGAATAGCAGAGACGTTTGGCGCTTGTTCTTTATCTGTCACCTCTTTGATTGTCTCTACTGTCTTACCAAATCGAATGGTTGTAGTCACCTTTACTTCTTTTGTATGATACCCTAAGGCTGATTTGAGAAGAGCGTTTTCTACTTTGTAGTCAATGATTTCTCGGCCTTTCTTAAGGGCACTATCAATTTCAGGATATTGAACTCTCCAAGCACGAAGAGTACTTATTGAAATACCTATACGATTAGCAATATCTTGAAATGTGTAACCGTCTCTTGCCCAGCATTCCAACAGCATCAGATTGTCTTCTTCCAACCACTCTGTGGCAATGCATTCATTTTTAGTTTTCTTTTCTGACGCCATTGTGTTGCGTTCTCCTTTCCTCCAAAATAGAACAAAGCCTGGAATATTTCATCCAAGCTCGTTCCTCTTTAACAATTTGGTTTGCTTACGCTTTACCTTATTTTAATGCCGCCATAGCTTTAGTCATTAGTTTACCAACATACTGTCTCTGAACTGCAATCTTACCTGCAGCTTTTGTGAAGCTAATCATATCTGTGTAAGACTTTGTAGCCTCATCATAATCAGGACATCTCAATGCTGTGTATTCAGCTTCAAATTCATCATCCATTTCCTGCATCTTTGCACATACAGCATCGATATACTCAGCAGCTTTGGATTCCTCTGCATTCTTAACTGTGATTGTGATATATCTGTAAGTTTCCTTACGAGTATCACCAACCTCAACAAATGCTCTCTGAATACGCATTGCTTTTTCCTTGTTGGATTCCTTCTTAACTTGCTTTGCAGCCTTTTTCTCATTCTCAATTTTCTCGATTGCTTCAACCAGCTGTGCCTTAGTCATATCCCAACGACCTGCAATGTTTAACTCCTTAGCAACCTCACGTAATTCCTTAACACTCATTTCATTGATTTTCTTCATCACTTTGTCCTCCTGAACTCTTAATTTGATTTTTGGTTTCGGTTAGGCTCATTCCTTAACCTTGATTAAATTATACCACAATCAAATAGGTTTGTACACCTTTTTCTTAAAAGTTTTTGAAGATTTTTCAATTTTATTTTATCAGTATCAGGCTGGTTTATTTTAAGGCCATTCCAGAAGGTCACCAGATAACCCAGAATGAATCCAATTTATTTTATATGGATTTATATTAAACATCCAATAAAGTTAACCAGAAGTCATTCTGGATTATCCTGGGATTATCATGCATCCTTTACTGATTCATCCACCTCAAGCTTAACGCCTCCCCATTTCCAAAGGTCCTCTCTTAATTCAGCTAATGTCAATACACCAGCATTGTAAGAATCATATAAGCTTAAGCAGTCATCAACAAACTTAGGCAATCTCTTCTTTGCTGTCTTGGGCCAATAGTCATCACCAAGTAATACCTCACAAGGAATAGCTAGCATGAGCTGCCAAGCAATATCAACAGATTTCTTACCTGCTATCTTACTGGCCTCTTCATAAGCTTTACGTCTTTCCTTTGCAAGCATATCAGCTATTTGTGATTCAGTCAATGTGTAGACTTTCTCTTTTGGTACAACCTTACCTTGTTTTGCTGCAGCTCTTCGTGCTGCCCTGTTACTCATTGTTGTGCTCCTTATAGTAACCACAGCTCTTAAACTCTGGACACTCATGACGATATTCACACATAGGAATAAGGAAGCCCTTAAATTCAGGATTGACCTTTTCAACCTCCTTACAGATTTGTGTCATGATGTATCTGGTAGTTGCATCAGCCATACCACACAGTCTACGATGTGACATGAACATGAGCTGTTCTGCATTTACATCAATGATGTGACTTACCATTGCATTCTGCGGTGCCAACTCTCTATCGTACATAGTTTGCCTGTCATTCCTTTGAGACTGAACGTAATGTTCAATACCAATTTTATGACGTACCAGATGCACAGATGCAAAATACGGAATAGTCAACCTGATTGTGAACATCAACGTTCTGATAGGTGAATGCTGAGCTTTAAGAATCTGTCTCTTCCACTCGTCAGTCACCTCTTTGCCGGCATACTTCTTACCCATAGTATTCAATGCCAGTTCTTTGCACCTTGCCCAGTCTGCTTTGGTTGGATTCCTAAGAATTTCAACCTGAATATTTTCATTTGCCACTTAAATCACTCCTTACTTATAAAATCTGATTCCTTCTGATTCGTATAGAAACTCAAGATTTCTACTATGCCAGTTGTCTTCATCAGCACAGTTTTCAAAGTATGTTGCACCACCACTGTAGTCATACTTAGCTTCCATAACTACCTTTACAGCTTCATAGCAGTCTTCGTTTGGCTCAACTCTATCCCATCGTCCATTGTCAATAGGACTAAACTGATTTTCCTGGAATATTACTTCCTCTATTGTGTCAGGAAACTCATCAGACCATACACGATTTAGTACACACATAATGATTAGTGTTTTGGTTTGAGTATTACATCCTTCAGCCTCTGCCATTGCAATTCTTGCCAACAAATAACTTTCCTTTGCTGACCAGTCTTTGCTATATGTAAACTCAGGATAGTAATCAACTTCAATCTCACTTGATTCCTCTTCTGTTTGAGGCTCAAATGTAACCAGATTAGACACATAAGGTGTTGTGGTCTTATTGCTGTAAGATTCACTTACTTTTGATGCGTCTTCCTTTTCAGCAATTACTCTTGGCATATTGCATAATGCTATAATCATTATAATAGTAATAATAATTATATGCCATACCAGATTCTTGCATGTTGCCCTTTCAAGATTTCTTTGCTGAATGCGTCTTTGCTTAATATATTGTGACTTTTTCATGTTGTTCCTCCGTTCCTCTTAACACTTAAACCTTAACTGAAAACCAGTTGTGATAGGACACTCATCGCAGATGCCATACTCACATGAGATTCCTTCCTCTGAACACTTACGTAATGTCTCAATGTCCTGTCTGAATCTCTCAAGCTTTTCTGCATCCTCTTTCTGAGCTGCCAATTCCTCTTCTGCCAACTTGGCTTCTAATTCCTTTTGCTCCTGCAATTTCTTGGCTTCTGCCTGCTTCTTGCTGATAATCATCAATTGCTTCCAGTATTTCTGCATCTTATTACGTGATTTAGCAAGTTCCCCTTTTGTTAGTGCCTTATTGGCTTTTATCTTTCTTGCAATGTCTCCCATCTCTTTGGCATCGATTTTACTGAAGCCAATGCAATTGTCCTCAATACTTTCACCTTTGTCTTTTTCTTCAGGTGTTTGATTGTCGTATACCAACACAATAGCTCTGAGTAATGCTTTGTCGTTAGTCTTTAACAAGTCTTTAAGATAGGCTTCCCATTGTTTTTGACTGGTAAAGTATTCCCATGCTGCCATTTGATTTCCTCCTTTACTTTTTAGTATATCACCAGGGATTCCAGAATGACCCCAGATTGATTTTTATTTATAAGGTATATATTTCCTTACCTTAATAATTAAAATTAAATCTGGGATAATCTGGATAACTTCTGGATTATAACAGGCCTTTACGCTCAAGCCAGTCCTCAAGGTCAGCCAAGTACAGAATCAATTCCTGAATACGATTGTTCGGGATAGATACTTCACCGTAGTCATCAACTTCAGTGAATCTCTTATCAGGTACCGGAATGGTTGTGCCTTTACCAATCTTATTTGCATAAGAACGAAGTACGTATGTAATCACACAAAATATAACCGGTATGAACAGCTCACCACCTACACCAAGGTAACCTCTTGTTGCACATACATTCTGACCTACGATATACATCAGATACGGAAGAATGAAATTCAAAATCCAAGCAAAGTTCCTAAGATTGCTTGTAATGAAATAATCAACAGCTCGTACAACATCAACGATGATTGCACCCATAATACTAAAGAATCTCTTCATGTTTATTCCTCCAATCGCTTTCTAAGCATTTCTTTATAGTAATTCATTTTTATATTTATCTTTTCTTCAAGACGTCTTTGAAAACCAGCAGCACTGCATCTATCGCAATGTGTGTCCTCATTTATGAAGAAGCTGTGATGCATCTCTTTACAGCACTGACAATGCTGAGACATCACGTCGTTTTCTCCGTCCTGAACAGCAAACAAATGTATCGTAATAGTTGGATATTCGCCTTTGTCCTCTTTGATGAATTGCACCTGAGCATTTACAAATTCAGCTTTACTTAATACATTTGTTGAATACCATTTCACAGCCGACATGTATGCCGATTTCATTGTATCGGCTGTGAATGATTTCTTGTAAAACTCTCTTGAGTACTTAATCATAGTCAACACCTTCCTTTGCTTTGAGTGATTCCTCTTTAGCCAGCTTATCAACCAGCTCATTGAAGGTGTTGCCGGCATGACCTTTAATCTTTATGATTTTTATGTAAATACCAAGAGACCTTGTTCTGTTTCTTAGGAATGCAAGTTCTTCCCACAAGTCTCTGTTCTTCACATCATCGTTTTTAGTTGTCTTCCAATTGTTTTGCTGCCATTTATCAATCCAGCCATTATTGATTGAGTTAACAACATAAGCACTGTCAGAATACAACTCATATTCGGCATCACTTAGATTCTTACTCAGCACCTTCTTAAATGCTTCAATTACAGCTTTAAGCTCCATACGATTGTTTGTGGTCATCTTTTCATTACCACTAATCGTTGAGCATTTGCTTGCCGTATTGAAGACTGCAGCCCATCCACCTGGGCCAGGATTTTCTGAGCAAGCACCATCTGTAAAGATTCTTACTCTCAATGGTTCTTCCTCCTTAACTCCAATCTTCGTCATCATCTTCAGCTTCAGCCATCTTAGCATCAGCTTGCTTTGCAAGTCGTTCTCTTTGTTTTTCCTCTTTGGTCATGGTCCTTACCGGTATGTTGCCAGACTTTACCTCTGAATACATCTTAATTGCCAGCTTAGCAAATACTTCATACAGACACATGCCATAAACTGTTCCCAACCACTTATGGTCGGTTGTCGTTTTTACACCAATGGAATAAATGCCAAGAATAGGCTCAAAGTACGACATGCTCATCCACTGCGGTGTGATTTCATATTTTTGAACCAACACACGAACAAGCTTTTCAATTGCTTCAATGGGAATATTGCTCTCATCTGAGTATTTAGAAAGTGGTTTGATTTTCCTCAACACCTTCTGAATTATCTCTTGACTTTCTTCTTTTCTGTAGTCAAGGTTTAGAATTTGTTCTGTTTTCATAGTACAGCTTGTACCTCCTTAAAACAAGTATAAGAAAACAAGTATAAGCTGGGTACATGCCTCTCACACATACCCAGCTTACGGCTATCTATTGAGGCGGATTCATATACCGACTGAACATTAAATGTCCCAGTCTTCGTCGTCCTCAGACTCAGCCTCGGCCTTCTTAGCAGCCTTAGCTTTACCACCCTTAGCAGATGCCTTAGGTGCGGCCTTCTTATCTTCCTTCTTAGGAGCTTCAGCCTCTTCATCGCCCCAGTCATCATCTTCCTCAGATTCAGCTTCAGTAGCCTCAGCCTTTGCAGCATCGTCCTTGATAAGCAGGTCAGCATAGAACTTAGCAGGCTTCTTAGGAGCTGCCTTAATCTTACGAGCCTTACACTCCTTGAAGAGCTCCATAGCGGACTTACCTTCATAAGGATTAGCCTCAGTAGCATCATCCTCTGCCTCAGCATCTTCAGCCTCAGCTTCGTTAGCTGCACCGAATGCCTGCTTACAAGCTTCAACCAGGTCAGCCTTCTTAGTAGACTTAGCAAGCTTTCTCTTACCAGCCTTACCAAGGATGTCCCAAAGCTGCTTAGCACTCATGGACTCATCCCACTGAGCAGTTGCCTCAGTTGCATCCTCACCTGCATCTTCGGTAGTAGCTTCAATGTCCTCAGCATCCTCATCATCAGAACCAGATTCAGTGATGCCAGCCTTAATAGCTGTATTCACTTTGTTTGCAGTGAGGTAATCAGGCATGTAACCCATAAGGTCAACAAACTCCTCACCAGCCTTAGCAGTAACAACTGCAATCTTGTGTGCCAGAACCGGATAACGTCTACCGATGTCGGTAATTGCCTCCAGGTCAGTTCCTTTTGCGATAATCTTAACCGCTTCATTGAAAGTGTAATTCTTTGCCATTTTTTGATTTCTCCTTTTCATGTTTTGATTTTTGATTGATGTTTTTCCTGAACTCAGGACTTACTTTCAAGTTGTGGAAGTAGGATTGAGGTTTCCTAACCTCCACCTCTTGAATATATTATACCAGGTTACTTACCATTTGTACATAGGCTTTTTGAAAGTTTTTGAAAATATTTTGAACTTTTTACTCGTCCCATGCATCTGAATCTTCGGAATTTTCCTCAGAAATTTTAATTGCAAGATTTACTGCATCTCTAAGGTTATACAATCCATGAATATCTTCAACATGGAATGCACCTTTCATAAATACCGAAGTAGTCTTGTCGTTTTCCTTGGCCTCAAGCTGCTGAGCAATTGTGAAGCCACCTTTGGAACAGTTAGAAATAACAATGTTCCTTGAATCGGTTACCTTAGCTCTGGAAAGCTCATGGTACTCAATCTTACTCTTCGCCATCTTCAATGTCCTCCATTTCATCTGTTTCAATGTCTGCTTCCATAAGAACAACAAACTCTTTGTTTTCGTCAGAGTTCAAAGGAAGCAAATTCAGATTGTCCATTTCAATGTAGTCATTAAGACCATTGAACTTGATTGTGGATTCACCATCACCATCGATGACAATCTGCTTTACCCTGAAGAATCCAAGCTTCATAGGACTACCACCAGGGATTTTAGCTTTGATACTCACATCATTGTTGAGCATCTGCATAAGCTGAATTGTATTGGAAAGCTCAGAATACTGAGCCTTAAGTGTGAAGTTAACTGAACCATTAGCTGATAAGCTATGGCCACCGTATTTCACTACCTCTTTGACCTTTACTTTCATGTCGCTGACCTCTTTTCTTTTTTGAATCGTTTCTCATTTTCTTCGTTGAATTGCTTACGTGCTCTTGAGCTTGATTTGATTGTCCTACCACCAACAGTAGTCGTATCTTCATGCTCGCTTAAATCAAAATCAACACCTATGAATGCATTTGCACTGGTGTATTCTCCTGTCTCGATATATTGAGCTGCTTCACAAAGCATATCTGGCTTAACCAACAGGTAAACCTCATTGGACTGCAGAAATTGAATCGCAAACACAGGTAGTTTGTGAGCAACTGCTGCATTGTAGCTCAATGTATCTAAGTCCTTTTTATGTATTCTAATACTCTCAGCATCAGTTGATTTTAACTGACAAATAACTTCTTCTGATTGACCATCTTCCTTTTCCACCCAACCGGAACCTGAGTTCTTTGTAGGTTTCAAGCCAAGGGATTCCATTACCTCTGCTTCATTCTTTCTATAGAACTTACCTGACCTCTTCATGCTTACATACCCTTTAACACATCACCAAGCATGAAGTCATATTCAGACTTGGTTTGTATCTCTTCCTTAAGATATAGCTGAAAGTATTTGAGACCAGTTGCTGCAATCAGCTCAAGCGGCAGATTTGACTTAGGCATGATATACCCGAATGTGTATACCTGACTATCAGCATCTCGTGTTCTGTCTAACACAATACGCATTTGCCATTCATTCTCTTCCTGACCTCTTGCGAAGTTTGCCCTGAACTTTGGTTTCCCTTTATCGTCTTTCAGAATGTAGCTAAACTCTGAGCAAATCTTACCACTGTAAACTCGATTATCTAAATCCTTTAGTGTTAGCATTTAGTGCCCTCCTTCTTTGTTCCATTGTGGTCGAATCCTTCCATTGCTTGTACACATGAGATGCGATGTTTGTCAGATACTCACGGTCGTATTTAGTCAGCCTTGACGGAATGTCAAAGCCTGTACTACCATCGAAGTCATACATTGCATAGTAGTATGTTGAACGCCTGAACTCTGCAGGGTCACATGTTCTTTGCAACTCAACCAATTGATGTGATATACTGTCGTAGTATTGGTCAGACACACAACTCTCATTTTGCTCGTAATACATAATGCTGTATACGATTATGCGCCTTTGCAAATAACTAATCTTAGTTGAATCAGACCAGTAGATGCAAGGCATCTTACTGAAGTCTATCATTTATATTCACCTCCGGAGCGGAGGCCTATTCTACTTTTACGCTTACGAATGATTGCCATATCTTGCTGTGATTTTACTCGGCCATTCTTCATGACCTCTGCACTCAAGCACTTACTGAATATTTTCTCGTTACACACATCACAGATTGTGAAGATGTTACCACCAATGCATAAGTCAAACATATTCAGAACTTCTTTTTGGCTTTCACCACATTCACAGCAGATTGCATCGGGCTTGGTATTATTTCGCATCTTAATCAACGTCTTCCCCTCCTTCCACAACCGCAGCTATGAACAATCTCACTTGTAAGCTGTCCTCTCTGCACTATCTTATTTGTTCCACACTCACAATGTACTCTGTAGTAGTGACGCATTCTGTCACCACCAAGAGTTGCATCGTAATGATGTCCTGCATAACTTATGACTTCAAGCTTACCTAAGCGCTTGCCGATGATGTCGTTGACATTTATCAGCACTTTTCCTTTTTGTTTTCTTGCCATGTTGCTTCCTCCTATTCTGGCTTTTGCATCTTAGCATAGCCAAGCAAAATACTGTCACCGTATGGAGCAGTTATCGGTACAAGCAAGTTTCCTTCACCATCATCGATTGCATCAGTCAATCTGTAGATGTTACCTGTGTTCGGGTCCATGTAATCCATTGCCATACCGTATTCCTTTGCGATTTGTTCTAATGTTGCCATCTGACATCCTCCTTTACTTAAAAGCCAGAGGCCGCATTAAGCGGCCATCTGAATTTTTCTCAGTGCATTGTGGTACTTGGTGCTTCCGTTTGGATTGAAAGTATTGATTGTGTCCTTGTCCAATCCCTTAACAATGCTAATCTTCATTGCCATTTCTAAGTTCATGCCCTTAGCTTCAAGCTTGGTAATCATTGTCATACATCTGTAAGAGAATGTAGCTCTGATTCCTTTGCTCTCAGCTTCCTTACGCATCTGGTGGATGAACTCAACCAGCTCTGCATTGTTGTGAGTGATTGCCATTTCAATCTTCAAACAGTAATCAAACTCAATGATTGCAAATCTATCAAGTGTTGCCTGGTCCAGAACCATACGGCCTGTGTACATGTCATCTGCACCGTTTCCTACGGTATTACCAGCAGCTACGAAGTGCACATGGTCAAAATCAACTCGACCGTTAGGGAACTCAAAGTAACCATTAGCAATTGCTGCATTAAGAAGAACCAGAACTTCAGGGATTGAAGCATCCATTTCATCCAGGAAGAAGATGCATTCATTTTCATCTGTGCAAGCCTTGTAGAACTCTGTTTCGTGGAAGTCACCACCTGCATCGATGAATCCTGTCAGTTTGTATTCCTGCTGAACTGAATTGCTGAAGTAGAAGTTCCAACCAAGTTCCTTTGCAATCTGTTCAACTGTGTGATTCTTACCAGAACCAGCAGGACCTGCAAGGTAAACCGGAATGTTGCATTCCAAACAGCACTTGATTTCGTCGTATCTGTCATGGTGAACTTCACCTTTGACTTCAGGAATCTGAACCTTAGGAATCTCAATGCCTTTGTTCTCGATTTCATTCTTAATCTTAGTTGATGTGGTACCTACCTGCTTAGCAGTGGACATTTTCTTAACGCCCTTAGTTTCGTATTCACGCTCAACCTTTTCTACCTGATAGTCTGCATCAAAGTAAATTCTGCAACCATCAATTACTGTCGTGTTGTTGTATGCTTTACGCACATAAGTGAACTCTTTGCTTGAACCTTCAAACTTAAGTGTAACAACTACACAGCCATGTTTCATTGCCTTTTCAATCTTGATAACTTTGAAATTTACGTTTGTCATAATGTTTTTTTCTCCTTTTCAACTGAAAACTTTGTGATTTGTTCGTAGGCTTTATGTACCTTACGATATTATAATACCACATAAATAGGAGCTTGTACACCCTTTTTGCGAAAGTTTTTCAAAAACTTCAAGGGAGGTTTTGCCCTCCCAATCAGTTTAGATATTCTCAAGGTCGTCGATTGTTTTGATTGTGTTTACGTCCTTCTTAATGAAGTTAGGCAGCAAATACTCACCTTTGAAAATGTTACGCATCTCATTGGATGCTGCTGGGCTACCATAACCACTCACAAACGACTTGGTCACATGTGGATAAACCTCAATGAATCTGAAGAACAAACGACGAAGCATTGACGGATGAACCAATGGGAATGCCAGTTTAGAAACATTCAACTTTTCATTTGCCGATTTGATTCTCACTTTCACAACGAATTGCTTTGAAGGATAACCGGCCGTCGTACCGAGCACGATATTCAGGTTGCATCTGTAACCCTGGGCTTCAAGCTTCTTGACAATCTGCATTGCTTTTATGCTCTCTTCGATTATCTGGTCTGCGCTTACACCACCATTGTAATCGATTGATTTGTTCAAGGTAATGACTTTCTGCTTTACAGGTGTCATTTTCTTTGTGACCATGTTGTTTGGTACACCTTGCAGATACAATGGAACGATTGCTTGATAACCTGCAACACCAAGAACGTTTTTAGGCTTCATTGTCGGCTCTGTTTTGCTCTCAATTACCTTAAGCTTCTGAACTAACTTGGTTGCCATATCTGACCAGCCATTCTTAAACAACTCAACTGCCTCACTGAAGTCTCTCGTTTTTGTGAAGTAGTAGTCACCATCAACACTGGAATGCTTAGCCCAACAGAATGCGTCGTTGAATGGTGTGTGAATCAGATACTCGTAAAATTCATGTAAGCTGTCATACTCAACAACTTCAGTTTTGTCTGTGATTTGATTTGCTCTCATCTTTGTTTCCTCCTCTAAGGATTTGTGTGTTATACCTTAACCACTGTAATTATTATACCACAAGGATTTTGATTTGTACATACCCTGTGTAAAAATATTTTAGTTAGTTTATAAAGAAAGAAATATAGAAATAAGAGTCTATAGACTCTATCGTGCATGCATGTGCATGCAAGGGAATAGCTACCTACGACGTTTGTCTTTACGAGGTCTATGCATACATGCTAGCATCTCAAAGTCGCTTGGGTAGATTGTGTAAGCCTGGTCTTTACGAGCTTTGGCCTTTTCCTCTTCCCATTTAGCTTTCTCTGCTTTGTACTGCTCACACTTAGCATGACATCCTGGGTACCTTGTTGGAGGCACACAATCTTTACAGCATTTGATTGCCATACTACTTTTCCTCCTGAAGCTTGTCTTGGTCACCTATAAACCCAAACATAGCTATTCCTGCACTATCTGCAGCATCGTTGTTGTACATATATTTCTTTCCCTGGCGTATGAATGTGCCTTTGGTCTTTCTGCCTTCTATTGGGATTAAGATACTTTCTTCCCATCCCTGCTTTAGTAACCATCTGACTGTAGGCCATTTCTCTTCTGGAACCCCAAACTTATTTGGCATGGGTTTACTAGTCCCTATTACTTGAGCTTTCCAGCACCTTGTATCTACACTATAGACTGGGACACAATACTCATGACATTTGTCTACTATGATGCTGTTTAGGGCACCAATAGACTTTATGTAATCGATATTGAGAAAACCTTGAGAACGAAGCCTGATTCTTTCTATGATACAAACGACTTCTCTGGCTTTTGGACAAACTGCCTTAAGGAGACCATCAAGCGTATTTGCTAATGCCCTCCTCTTATCACTATTCGTTTTGTAGCTATCTAGCTGAAGACTTCGTACTTTTACAAGCTTCCTATCTGCTGCAATACTAATACCAGTATTGTTATATGATTGGTCTATGCCTATGATAACCTTCTGATATTTATAATGCTGCTTACATTGCTTATCCTCACAATCTAAACAATCCAGATAGACAGCTGTACCCAATAAAGGGCAAGGTCTACCCATATCAATTCCTCCTTTATTTTGATGATATATTCCAGGGATTCCAGAATTATCCAGAATGAACTTTAATTATAAGGTATGGATTTATATACCTTTATTTATTTGAATCAATCTGGATAATCCTGGGACCTTCTGGGAATACCTTAATTATAAACCATATTTCTTCTTGATGTCCTCTTCAGACACAAGCTGCATGGTGAATCTGTCAGCGGCATGACGTTTGCACTTATATGCCTGACCGTTATTGAGCCATACACAAATAGAAGTACTGCCCCAAGGTCTATAGTCAACTACCATAGCTGCATGTTCAGGACTCCAATTGCAGAAGTCCCTATAAATATCACCATAAGTAAGATTATTTTCCTGAACTTCCATAACCTGAGTTACCCCTTTCATACTCATCAAACTTTTCTACCTTAATAAGCTCTGGAGTAGAGATAGGAAGAAAAACAATCTGAACGAATTTGTCACCCGCTTTGAATGTGTAGTCTTCATCACCAAAATTATAAAGACGTACTTTAATACTTCCTGTGAATCCTGAATCAATAACACCTCCACCACAGAAAACCTGTTTCATTACATTCAGACCTGACTTGCTTTCAAGTTTACCAAACCAACCTTCAGGGATTTCGAAATGAATACCAAGGTCTGCAATAGCAGAACTATGAGCTGGAATAGTAATATCAACTGGAGTTCTCAAATCAAGACCAGCATCAAGAGAATGAGCCCTAACGGGCTCAAACTCATGGTCAATAATATAATTCATCTTTTCGATTCTCTTAATCTTCATCGATTCGTACCTTTCCTTTTCCTATATTCCAACAAGCTTCACGCATAAAGCATTCTTTACAACGTTTGCATGTAGGACTGTTTGCATCCTTTGGCCTACCAACCATCTTATGTTCTTCAAACACACGGTCATAATTGAACATGATAGATTCTGCTCTACCAGCAAAAGGCTCAATCTTGGTTGGGTCATAGTCATATATCTCAAGCTTAAAGTCCTGAGTGTTTTTATCCTCAGAAAGTACAAAGCCTTTGGTATAGTCTTTACCATTCCACTTACCAGATTCCTTTGCCTTTTTGATACATAAATGCATGTACCACTGGCATTGCTTCCAAGCTGAAGGATGATGTGTCATCTTCTGGAACTGATATGTATTGACTGACTTAATCTCACCAATCATTCTTCCTTCAAAGAACTCAGGAATCAAACAATCAATATCTGGCGTGTAGCTTAACATATAGTCATCACAAAATCTTGTGTAGTCCATGTCCTTTGCTTTACCATAACCAGCTCTAATCAGAAGCCTTTGCCACTTCTCATGGATTGCATTACCTTGCTCAAAGATGCGCATAAGACCAACAGGAGTTTGCTGACCTTGAAGCTGCTTATAAATCAGACTGAGAACTTGAGCTCTCAAGCAGAAGTCCTTTTCACCAACCAACATTGCTGATGCATGAAGACCAACACGTTCCTGGGATTCAAGGCCTCTTGTCATAACCTGCTTTACGAACTTGGTTTCCTCTTCAATATTCTTATCAAGGTAAAACATAGCATTGAAAATTTTCTCAAGTGCAGCAGCATCAGTACTCTGAATCTTTGTTTTATTTCCTTGAGCTTCTCTCTTTATGTTATCAACAAGACCCATTGTCATCTCACCTCCTTTGGCGGGTTTAATTCATTATAGAACATATACTGCTGAATAATTCCTTCGCATCCCTTAAGGTCATCAAGATACCACTCAGCAAATGTCTCATAATCACAATCATACTCACGTTCCAGAATCTGCTCAATATGAGTATCAATCGGAAATGCTTGAGTGTGATGTAGACCATAAAGACAAATACAATCAGCAACCTTTGGACCAATCCCATTGAATTGCATCAAATATTCCTTTGCATCTCCATAGGACATTTGACTAAGCTCATATAAGTCCAACCAACCATCAACAATGTCCTGACACAATCCAATTATGATGTCCTTTCGGTAACCAAGCTTGCATTGGTCAAGCTTATCCTGATTTTCCAGAATTGATTGAGGTGTAGGGAACTCATACCAAGTAATTCGTCCAGCCTCTCTCATAGATTGCTTATGTTCTATACCACAAACCTTGCTTATAGATTCAACCATAGCTTTGATTCGTGGAATGTTTGTTGCCGTAGCCAAAGCGAAAGTGATAATCATCTCAAATAAATCTTGTCGAAGTATTCTTACACCACTTCCACGATTTGCACATATTTTCATGTACTCATCAATTCGCTTTACTGAATAGTTGATTGCCAGATAATCAGTGTTCATATCGAAGTAATAGAACCATATATTGTAAAACTGCTCATCTGTACAACTCATTATCAGCCTTTCCTTTTGTTGCTCAATCTTAAGAGCTTGATTTCCAAAAGGAATAACGTACTTTGAATCCCTTAGCTTTATCCAACTGAACACTTGACCGGATTCGTATATCTGGTCCAGATTTATGTATGGTACTTCTATTACAAACATACATCTCCACTCCTATTTACTACACGAACAATACCTGCATTCTTAAGCATTCGTGAGCAGATACCACAAGGAACGGGATTCTTATCCTCATGGAAGTCAATGATTTCCTCTTCCCACAATGCAGATTTTTCTTCGTTCAACCCATACTCTTCACAAGCCAAGTAAACTGTTGCACCAATCAATCGTTCACGACTTGTAGCAATCAGTGCGTTTTGTTCTGCATGAACACTATCACAATTCTCATAGCATGAATATCTCTCAGCGTTCGCTCTCTTGCATGTGCCTCTGTCACAACAGTTTTCCTCGCCTCTTACAGAACCGTTATAACCTGTAGCAATGATAATGTCGTCCTTTACAATAACACAACCATAATGACGTTTGATGCAAGTGCTTCGTTTGGAAACTGCAAGGGCAATGCCAAGATAATACTCGTCTTTTGTTATTCTTGCCATAACTTCCCCCCCTTAATTTCCTTAGCCTTTGTGAGATACCAATCTGCTTTCTTCATATCCTCTTCAAAGTTTCCTTTGTATGGGGCTCTATTCTTATACTTCCAAGCATTGCAAATGCAGAAGTGGTAAACAGCTTCAGGACCAAAAGCAATCATCATTTCGTCGATTGACTCAAACTTGTTCTGAGTGTAATGTGAGGGATGATTGACAGGGTCATGACTCGGATTCACATTCTTCATCATTATCCACCTCCTCTGCAAAACAAACATCAATGAAAGTTCTCTTTCGTTCCTGAGCAACTATCTGACAACCACAAGCAGGACAATCAAATGTATCGTACAGATTTCCTTCCACGTGCTTAAAAGCTGTAGAGATTCCAGATTCACCATTATCCCTCGTGATATAATGTTTATCGATAACAGGTGTAAACTCACACCCACAAACTTTACACTTAATCATATTAGTCGTCCTCCTCTTCTAAGAACTCTTTCGGAATGCGCTTACCAAACTGCTGAGCTCTTTGTGCCATGATTTCTTTTCTGATTGACTGAACATCATCAAAGCTTACAAAGCCTCTGTCAAAGAATAATGGTATTTCACATTCACCCATTGGGTTACTTACCTTTGACTTGACCACTTTACACTTCATAATCAAGCCAATCTTCTCTGTTGTAGCTGAATTGCATGGATTCTTATTCGGAATCTCAATCCAGGCTTTTCTTGCTACCTGAATACGTAATGAGCATGCATGCTTAAGCTTACGTCCTCCAGGTGTATCTGTCTTTTCACCAAACAACATTGCGTTCATCTTATCTCTTACCTGATTGATGAAGATTAGCGTTGTTCCTGTCACCTCAATGATTTCCTCAATTGTAGGTAAGTACTTATTCATCAGCCTTGCTGTACCACCGATTCGCTGTTCTTCAATCGAATCCTTTTCAGCAGACTTAAGAACCTTTTCAGCATCTTCCTTTGGTACCATACTTGGCACACTATCAATACCAATAAGAGGGATTCCCGCTTTTGCAAACTGAATCGTTTTATTGAATGCATCTTCACCATACTTAGCGCGATAAATCAGCATTTGCTTTGGTCTGTTTCCAAAGACCTTTGCACGTTCTGCATCAAATGTTCCTTCAATAGGAATATCCAAACACATAGGATGAAGTCCACACAAATGATACAGTAAAGTTGTTTTGCCTGAACTTTCAGGACCGAAGATTTCAACTACTCGTCCTTCAGGCATTCCACCACCAATGATTGCATCAAGGTCCTCAATACCAGTTGACCAACGATTGATTTTGAGGTTAGCGTGTTTTGAGCCGATTGAATATACGGCACCTTCGCCTTCCTTTTTGTTGATGTCGTTACAAAGCTTTATAATAGCTTCCTTATTTGTTTTTGCCATGTCGGCTACCTCCTTGAATTACTTGGATAGGCGGCCAACCTGCGACCGCCCTCCATTTTCATTCTCATCTGTAGAATTTACTTTTTGCCAAAACCAATGATTGCGACACCACCGATGTCATCATGAGTATCAGCAAATGCGGCAATCACTGCCAACTTATCCTCAGGCTCAATCATATCATCCTCAGCTTGAAGGAATTTCTTAAGGTCTTCCTCTGAAGCATCTTTGACAAGAGTGTGAATCGAGTCGATGAACTCATGAGCAGCTTCATCTGCCATCTTACTTGCCTGGTCCATCTTGATTTCCATAATCTTCTTGTTCTCTTTGAATTTGTTCAACATATTTGTTTCCTCCATTTTGATTTAGTAGGTATGTACAACCTCTGATTATATTATACCATATTGACCAAAGGTTGTACACCCCTAATTTTAACTTTTATTGATTTGATTTCGCATACAGTGCGCTGTTATACTTAGTCACACGATTGATGTAAGTTCGCTTATTGAACTCCAAAGCACCTTGCTCTTTCAGAATCTGAATAACTCTTGATGTGACAGTCCTTGATTTGCATCTATCGTAGAAGTCATCAAAACTTGTAAACACACCATGAGCTTTTCGTTCAGCCTCAATTGCTGTAGCCGCCTTTTCACCGATTCCTTTGATTGAGCTTAATCCTTCCTGAATTACCACTTCACCTTCAACCTTTCGAAGTGTGTAATCAGCTGAATAGTTGACATGTGGCAAGAACAACACTGCATTATCACGAACAGCATTCTCTTTGAACTTAGCCATCTTAGCTTCATCACCACTGTACTTCATCTTCACATACCAGAACTCTGTAGGATAATAGATTTTGTAGTACATTTCCTCGACTGAGATTAAGCTATATCCTGTGGCATGTCCTTTGTTGAATGCATAGTTGAAGAACTTATCAAAGATTTCGAACGCCTGTTCTTTAGTCATACCATGTTTCTTTGCACCAGCCTCAAACTTCTTTACGAAGTTGTCGTAGTTCTCTTCAAAGTTTCTGATTGCCTTTTCAGTACCACCACGTTGCATCTTCAAAATCTTATCGGCTTCAGGCCATTCCAATCCACCAATGTTAACTGCAATAGCTTGTACCTGTTCCTGATATACCACACAACCATAAGTTTTCTCAAGATATTTTGAGTATGGTAAACTCGTATCGATATGAGCTTGGTCAACCTTATTGGCTGCATATACCTCAGGCATCTTTAAGCTTAATGGTCCAGGTCTATTCATAGCTGATGCAGCAATCACATCTTCAAAGCAATCACATTGCATTACTCTCAACATTTCCTGAACCGATTTCTTTTCAAACTGGAATACACCATCGCAATTGCCTTCACCAAAAGCTTTCATGATTTGCTCATCATTTACCCAGTCTTCATTGAACTCATCATGACCTGTAAGCTGTCTAAGCTCACCAATACTTGACATTGTAGTAAGACCAAGAATATCAAACTTGATAACCTTAATCTTTTCCATATCGTTCAAGTCATAGTTTGTGAAGTGCTTACCAGTCTTTGAATCGATACGAACAGCTGTATAGTCCAGAATGTTTCCACCAGTAATAGCAACACCAGCAGCATGTGTACCAATAAAACGTATCTTATTGTACAACTTACAAAAGTGCTTGATGATGTTATCGTATTGTGTATTCCACATCTTAGCCTCTGCAGAATTAGCGATAGCTTCAAGGTCAAGTAAACCTTCAGTAATGTGTCCATTGATGAAAGTTTTGATTTGCTTAATCTCTTCTTTGTTTCCCTCTAAACCACAAACCTTTGCAAGGTCATTTATAAGGTTGTCAACACGATACAAACCATAAGAACAAATCTGAGCTGCGTTGTTTGGGTATCTATCAAGCAAATGCTGAATTACTTCTGCTCGACGTGATGTTTCAAAATCAAGGTCAATATCAGGCATCTTTTTCTTATCAATTCGTAAGAATCGGCTAAAGTCAAGGTCAAACAGAATCGGGTCAACATCTGTAATGTGCAATGCATAGTTAACCAAGCAGTTGCAACCAGAACCACGACCAGGACCAACATAGATTCCTTGGTCTTTTGCCCATGTTGTATATTCAGCAACCATAAGGAAGTAATCTTCAAAACCATGATACTTGATAACCTCAAGCTCTTCCTTAATTCGTGCTGCATACTTCTTATTCCACTTGCCACGTTTCTTAAGACCATCTCTAATCTTTTCTTTCAGCAAATCGAATGAATCTCTTTCAGGGTCAAACTGAGGAAGCTTAAGTTCAAGCTCATCAAGAATATCACCATCAACCTTGTCTTCGATTTCCTGCAGGTTCCTAACCATTTCCTTTGCCAGGGCTTTTGCTTTGGCATCACCAAAGTCACCTCTGTGCATTTTATAGAATCGCTGCATGATTTCCTTTTCAGTTGGCATGTAACGTTCTTTATAGGTTGCCTCAATGTCATCGAAATTATGTTTAGCAACCTCATGCATTTTCATGTATGTGTCAAAGTCCTCTTTGGCACCTCTATGAGAATCAGAAGTAAGTATGAGCTTGATACCTAACTTCTTTGCCAGTTTGATTGACTCAACATTCACCTTTTCCTGAAGTCCAGGCTCAGTGATTGAGTATGGCTGAATCTCAATGTAGAAGTCATCACCAAAAATATCAACCATCTTTCTAAGATACTTTTCAGCTTGGTCAAGTTTACCTGACTTAATACACTGTGCCAAGTAACCTGCAACACAAGCGCTCGTACAAATCAATCCTTCATGATATTCTTCAAGCAGCTCAAACGTCCAGATAGGATTGTAGTACTTGATTTTCTCACCTTCATACTGAAGCGTATTCAGGTTTGTGTACCCTTGCTTTGTCTTAGCAAACAAACATAAGTGGTAACCTCGTGTCTGAGGTTTATACTTCGGCAAGAAATATCCTTCACATCCCATGATAGGCTTGATGCCTTCCTCTTTGCATGCGTAGAAATGTCTTACCAATCCATTTGTATTGCCATGATTAGACGTACCAAGAGATGTGTGACCAAGTTGCTTGGCCAATGCAGCAAGTTCTTCAGGTTTACCAAAACCATCGAATGTACTACACTCATCGTGTCTGTGTAAATCTACCATTTGCAATTCTCCTTTTCTTACATATCATCAATATCTGACGATTGGCTTGAGCAGGAGACAAACAAGCAATTGTTGCTCTTACATAACTTTCAGGAAATGCGCCTCTGAGCTTTGAAGCAATCATGCTCAAATTAGCATCGGTCTCTAAAAGCTTATTATATTCTCGTTCTTCAAGGCTCCAACCAATCTCTTTATTGATTTTGAACTCCTTGTTTATTATACCATAAATCTCAGAATTTGTAAACTCTTCTTTATGGTCAGTTGGCCACACTCTATCTTCATACATTCCTTCGTATGGAGGAGTAGGAGTCGTGAACAACAGCATTCCTTCTGGCACCAACCAACTTGCAATTCGTTCAAACATAGTAGCTGCAAAGTCTTTATCAAGGTGCTCAATCACTTCCATAAACACCACACAATCATAAGCAAGCTTTGCATGCATTCTCGTATTGAACTCTTTTGATGTAATATCGAAAACGGTAATCGTCTTATCAGATTCGTATCGCTTATCACCATCAACTCTTGTGAACTTAATATCGTCACGCTTAAAGTTTTTCTTGACCACATTCTCTAAATCACTTGAACCAGCACCAAGCTCCAACACCCTAGAATCTACAGGCAGCTGGGCGATTTGCCCAGCCACCATAAGAATCCTATTGAAGTTTGAGAAGCTCCAGTGCAAGTTGTAATCGCATTCAGAGAATTTGTCGAATCCCATTTCTCTATTTGCATTCTTACAATTCACCTTGCTGTACCTCCTTAAGCTTTTCAACAATCAGCTCAACACACTCATCAATGCTTTTATTTGTAGTATCAAGCTCAAGTGTTTTCTCAGGCTTGTAATACCTACGAACATTGTCACGATAAAGTTTCTGAGCTTTAGCATAATCATAAGGGCAAGTCTCACCATGAAGTGTAAGACGTTCCTCAGCAGTTTCCTTTTCCACTGTACAATACACAACCATAAAGTCATCGGACTTCATAATCTTTCGTGCCTGGTGGATAAACTCTTGATTGCCAAGCTTTGTTTCACGACCAAGAATCTTATCAAAAGTCATGTAACCAACAGGGCCTCTATCAATCACAACATGCTTGAAGTTTGTTGCTTTCAGAAACTCCCATTCCAAAGTTGTTTTACCAGCCTTATCAAGCCCTTCGAAAATCACCCACATACATTAGTCCTCCCAGCTCTCAATCATTGCAGCCTCACCAGGAAGCAGAAGTTCCGGTTCCTCTTTGTAGATTCGCTTAAGCTCTGCATACCAAGCAGATTTGCTGTAATCAAACTTACAGTTTTCAGTTGCATGAGTTACATGCTCATTGCCATCACTGAATCTCTTGAAAGAGTTGCCAAACACATCATCACATGTAAAGCACTTCTTAGCTGCTGCACCAAAACAATCACATCTCTCAAGATTTTTGATATAGACCAACTTATCAAGCTCGTCCATTTCATCATCAAGAGCAATTGCCTTTTTGAGCTCCTTAAGCAGAAGTCTGAATGCATAATTGATTTCATCAGCCGTATTGTTTTCCAGCCTCTGACCACACACATTCACAAGCTGAGGAAGAGTGAAAGAACAAGAAGCATCACATGTCTGACCATGCATCAGCAAGTAACGTGCATCCTGATAAGGGATGACTGTATGGTCCTTGCCATTGTCGTTTCCTTTGGTCATATCGTCATACAGTTTCTGAGATTCCTCAATAAGCTTTACAGCTCTCTCATAAAACTCAGACTGAACGATATTCAAAGGAAGAACGACATTATGCTCAACATGCTGAGGCATCTGAGATTCGACCTGGAATAACCAACCACGATGACGAGTAAGCTGAGCAAGGTTTACTCTCGATATGTTCTTAAACACACACTGAATAAGTACAGTTTCCTGAGGAGTAGGATTCAGTCTCTTGTCAACCGAACCAGCAATGAACTCCTTTACGATAGGAAGCTCCGGATTGTACTCAATATCCTGAAGCTGAATCCAAGTCTGCTTAAGCATATCCCACATTACTTTTGCAGGATGCTTTGTGTAGCCGATAATCTCTACACCAATTCCTTTGTAGCCATTCTGAACACCATTCATTTATTTGGCCTCCTTCTCAATTAGTTTGTTGATTTCGTTTGTGTACTTATCAATGCGTTCTTTAGATTCGAAGTAAATCTCACCAATACAATCGGAAGAATTACCAAGAGCCTTTTCATTCAAACACCACTGATATACACTGTAGGCATCTGCCAACTTAAGAATATTATACACTATCGGCTCAGGTTTGTACACCTCTCCGAGATAATTTTTCCAATGTTCTTTGTAGTAGTCCTGCTCGATTCTATCGAGTATTTGCTGCATCTCAGGATAGTTTGCTTTGACATCATGAGGAATATCAGATGTACGACTTTCACATGTGTCATGCAATGCTGCAAGAATCAGAACCTGTCGTTCCTGCTCATGAGTAAGATTGAGCTGTGCCATAATCTTAAGACAAAACAGAGAAACGAAGCAAGTATGCTCTGCAACACTCTCATCCTGAAGTCTACTACGATGATTGTACCTGATAATCTTCTTGAGTGGGTACTCACTCATTATGGATTCTTTACTCAACAATTCCAGCATAAGCAAGTCCCTCATTCTTTTCAATCAACTCAGGCAACTTATCAAGGTCCTCAAACTTTGTGATTGTGATGTTACCGGACTGGGCAAGCATCAGATTGAACTGACCATTCGGACCAAGTGTCTCACAGTAATACACAATGATGATGGGCTTGAAAGTTTCAGGGTCCTCCATACCAGCATTGTAGCCATTAGCAAAACCAGCTTCCCAAATGGTACCCATATCCTTACCATCAGTGATTGCAAAGATGATGTCACAAGACTTGATATGCTCAACATTTGCTGAGAAGATTTTCTCACGAATTACTGGGTCAGTAATAGGTGATAACGAACTGTTCTCCTTCGGACTCCATACATTGAATCCAAGTTCTCTCAAACGTCCTTTTACACGTTCCTCACGTTCTGCCTGGTCAGGATTGAACCAAGGACTTGCAAAGTACACTTTCATATTTTTAATATCGTTCATGGCGATTTCTCCTTTTCTAAAAATGTAGGGAGGGAGTTTAGCCCCTCCCCTTATGTGAATACTTCCCTTATAAAGTTTCAAGACGGTCAGACACAACACCGAGCTTTTGCTGAATTGCACTAGCCAGGTCATCACCATCAAATCCGGAAAACATTGCAATGTTCATAAGTACCACAAAACAATCGGCCAATTCCTCAAGCTTTGCATTCTTATCGTACTTATCATTGCGATGTGATTTCCACCTTTTATCAGCGTCCAACACCTCACCAATCTCGGACATAAGCTGCTGAACATGATATGACGCTAAACCAACATCATCCACAGGAACAGTAACCGTATGCTCATCCTTGTATCTATCATAGACACCTTTATGAATGAGCTTATCTTGAGTTATGAGTTGAGTGTTGAACAACTGCTGCAAAGTTATTGCATTAGTCGTCTTCCCATTCATCCTCATCTTCCTCCTCTTCGCCCCAATCTTCCTGAGCAGCATCCCATTCCTCAAGCTGATTGATGTAATACTTAGCAGGTTTCTTTGGAGCTACCTTGATGTCACGTTCCTTACAGAGGTTGTACAACTCTTTGGCAGACATTTCAGAGTAATCGACTGCATCGTCTTCCTCCTCTTCGCCCCAATCCTCATTGTCGTAATCATCATCATCGTCATCATCTTCCGGCTCAGGCTTACGAGTGTTCTTCTTGCCAGTAGACTTCGGAGCACGTTTCTTAGGTGCCTCATCCTCGTCTTCATCGTCATCCTCAGTTGCATCACAAGGGAATGCCTTATCAAGCATCTTAAGGATAGACTTTTCAGAATAAGCCTTTGCCTTCTCATTTCTGAACTTAACCTTATCCATAGGAACAACAGAGAACGTCTTATTCTGCTGCTTACCGGAAACACTAATCACATAGTCACGGTCGGTGATTGTGCCATAGTTCTCATACATCGCCATCAATGCAGGAATCGGGCTGCAGTTATTCACAGGGAACATGAACAGCTGAACTTCCTTGGTCTCATAATTCCATACAGACCAGATATACTGAGAACGAGTACGAAGACTGTCATCATCACAATAAGGACAATCCTTTCCGAAAAGCTCCTGACAAGGAACATTGATTCCGGCCTCAAAACTATCATGGAATGTAACTTCCATTCCGTCGTCCATATCAGTCAAGAAACGAACTCTGATTTTCTGACCTTCTCTGAAGTAGATGAACTTACCTTTGTTCTGACCGGATTTCTTTACATCCCGCTTAATTTTATCGACTAAACCCATTATGGTTTCCTCCTTGTTTTTGATTCATAGATTTCCATAGTTTTCTTAAACATTTTATCGAACAACTCTTGAGTCATATCGCCTGGGTCCTTTATTCCTTTAAGATACTTGAATCTCGTTACCTCGAAATGTTGCTCAAGGAATTTAGTACCTTTGCGACCACACTCATCATTGTCCAATGCACTTATCACTTTCGTGATTCCTTTGTCTTTCAGCTTTTGAATTTGCTGAGGTGACATTTTCCAACCTAAAATAGCAACCACATTGTCTTCACCAAATTGCACAAACTTCAATCGGTCCATGTAACCCTCAACCACAAACACATAATCTTTAGTTCCATAATCACCTACAAGAGTTGTTGCTCTACTGAATCCTTCGTTGTACAGATATTTGCGTCGTTCTTCAACTGACTTAATCATCGTACGACACACCCAACCTTTGAACTTTCCATTGTCAAGCATTGGGAATATGATTCCATAGCTCTTATTATATGTAACCTTGGCTTTGCATTTATGTAGGGTACCTGGTTTGAATCCTCTCTTGGTCATGTATTCTCTAGCGGCCACCACCTCAGATTCATCAGAATCTCTCCAGTTAACTTTTCTTAATCCGTGGTAGTAATCATAGGCTTCATTATATAAATCCCTCTGAAGTGGCTTCTGTTTAATCAGAGACCTATCCAATTTTATACCACTACACTTATCGGATTTCAGAATACGAAGATATTTTTGATAAGCCTGTAAGTCATTCAGTCCATTGTACTTGGACTCCATAAGCTTTACAAACTTCTTTGCATCACCAGTCAATCCACATCCAAAGCAAAACCATGAACCATCTTCAAAATTCACAATCATGCTTGGGTTTACATCGTCATGAAAAGGACAAACGATTTTCTGACTTAATGATGCAACATCAGGTATCAGATTATAATACCATAAAACCTTTGCTAATGCTTCACCACTTTTGTTCTCCATCGTCATGCCCTCGTTTCACACCAACAGTGAAATAGGGTTTCTGACGTTTTACAGTGTAGCAACCTTTTACCTGTTCTGCGGTTATCTTCCCAATCTCCTCAAGCCTATCAAGCTCCTGAGTATCAACTGTTTGTGACACATTCAGAAATGACTTAAAAATTTTAGGGTCCACATCACATTCTTTAAGGTAAGCAATCAATGCGTCCATGTCAGTGATTTCGTACTTCTTAATTATTACCTGCTTAGCAAGCTGTTTTCCTAAAGCTTTTGCAAGCTTATCAGGGTCGAACTCAACACTTGACTTTTGAATACGATTGACCACCAAGTCGCTTTCGACTAAATCATCATACGAAAACGTAAGTGACTTATCGATGCCTTCACACTCAAAATAGTCCTCCATATCACTGCTGAATTGTGCTTTCAATTCATTGAACTGTGATTGCACCTGCTTAAATCTCGATTGTCTCTCAAAGAACTTACGAACAGATTGTCTACACTCAGTCGAACTAAGTTTAGCTTTTCTGTTCCTCTTTGCCATTCTCATCCACCAATCCTTTCAAAAGCTTATAAACTCCACGAGGCCAACGCTTACCGGTACGTACCCACACAATATCATCAAAAGATACAATGTACTCAGCACCATAATCAGTCTCAAGCTTAAGTTTACGATTCTTGGTAGATTTACGAGTGACCTTAGCAGATTTTACCCTGCCATTCGAAAGACGGAAAGCAACCAAAGTACCGATTTCAATGTTCTCAATATACGGCATCTTCTGAGCCATATCAACATCAACGTTGGCGGATTCTTTCTCAACTTTATCTTCCACCTCTACGACATCGTGATTGTCAATCTTACATTCGTCTTTAGCACTTTCAGATTCATCGTTTTTCTCTAACACTTCCGCTCCTAAGATTGCATCAATCAGCTGGTCCTTGGTCATGTCCCATCTACCAGAGATGTTCATGTCCTTTGCAAGCTCCCTGAGCTCTTTGCAAGTTTTGTTCTGCAAATTTTCTTTTGACATACCTATGTCCTCCTTTAATAATTTGGTAGCTTATGCCACCGACCGGCTTATGCCGGTTTCGTCTTAATTTTCAAAGACTCATCAGGGTGGTTATTTGAAGAAGTCACATCCAATAAGTACCGGATAGAACTCTTCATATTCATCCTTTATTTTATTGTAGCAACGAATCGCATATTCGGTCTCGTCACAAGTAGCAACAATCTTAATTGCTTCCCAACGAACATTGTCATTCTCAAAGAACTGCTTTTCATCGGTTTTCACTGTAGTCTTGAGACCTTTAACTCTGCACTTAAGTGCTCCCTTATAGGTATATACACCAATATTGAGAAGTCCAAGCTTACCAATTTCGTCCCTTGTTAACTTTGCGATTGTCTCATTCTTAATTTCATTTGCCTTAATTTCAACTGTCATTGTTTTGCCCTCCTAAGCATTTGTTTTATTTGTGATTTTATTATACCATACAAGGTGTAGCTTGTACACCCCTAATTTTATCTGATGAACATATCTACGTGAGAATTTCTAAATGTTGCTGTTGAACCGTCGATGAAGTTCAGTACTAAGTATTCGTGATTCTCATCAATGCAGCTTCCATCGGTTTCAGCTTCAATAGCTGCTGCATCATCACCATCAACAATACTCCAAGATTTTAATCCTGTGTAGTTGACTTCCTTTTCTTCACCGATGTTACCAGAGTATTTGCTGCTCTCATACACATACAGCTTTACGTTTGCATCTGCAAGGTTCTCAATAAACATTGTTCTCTCATAAGTCTTAATCATTTTCGTTCCTCCTGAACACTCATTATTTTGTAGGCCTTATCTTTAACCTGATTATATTATACCATGTTATTTTGGATTTGTACATACCTTTTTGAAAAGTTTTTGAAAAAGTTTCAGGGCGGCCAGAATCAGCTCCTGACCACCCCTACACTCATCAATCAAAAATTCAGTTATATACCGATTTGCTGAAACACGAAGCCGATGACAATGCCAATGATTGCTGTTATGATGTAGCCCGTCACTTTTCTCCACATCTCGCCATCTCGACTTTCAAGCTTCTCGAGTTTTTCTCCTTGTTCTTTCTGGGTCTCTGCCATCTGCTTTATGCTTTGTGCGAGTTCTCTCACTGAAAGAGCAATTTCTGTGACCTGCTTGGTCTGCTCCTCGAGAAGTTTGATTCTTTGATTTTGACGATTATTCTCTGCATCTATTCTTTTGCAAAACTCTTCGTGCTCAGTTCTAGTGATTGGACTATCCATAACATTGTCCTCCTGTTAGTTTCTTACTGAGCAAGTTCACCAAGGTCCAGAGCTTCAAGTGCAGCCTTAACCTTAGGCTGAATGATAGCAGGTACCTGGTCAAACGTCTTGACACCCTTAATAATAAGAGTAGCATAAACCTCTGCCATTGTCTGTTCCTCCTTTCTTAAAAGTAGTCTTAATATGAAAAGCTTGATTCTACACAGCATTTTCATCACGCATCCTGAGCCAAAATCTTTTCAACATCGGCTCTAATTACTGAAGGCACATCATCAATCGTATAAGGCTTTCCAGTCTTAGGATTGATTGCACCTTTACTAATCAAATCTGCATATACGTATGCCATAGTGATTTACCTCCTGTCTTATTGTGCTGCAATAAGCATTTCAAACACCTCAGCAAGTCCTACCTGCGCCTGCGTAAGCTCTGCGTTCAACCTTTCAATCGTCTTTTCATCTTCAGTCATTTCTCTCAAACTGAATCGAGTACCGCTTCCAAAAGGATATTTCGAATTAAGCTTCATCTTACCTTTGTTTACATCATCGATTGTCACATTCGAAAGATTGTCTTCAGAAAGAACCTCATCTGCAATTGGCGTATCAGATTCATATTCAGTCCCATTCAGTCTCAAGCTCAAGACCGTGCCGTCTGCAAGCTGGACTTTGCTTTTCTCCATATTTGACATCGTAAGATTTCCTCCTTTTCTTTTTACGTTCGACCTGTTTCCAATCCAATATGAAAAGGTCATTAAATAACTTATCCATATCTTGAAGAGTTTTATAAGAATCAAACTTCTCAATATACCCTCTCCACGACATGTATTGTTGTTTTACCTCCTCAAACTCAAGCTCACCATTATCCAACTTTATTTTTAGCTTCTTGAGTTTCCTTCGTTCTCTTACTATTGACTTCCTATCTGGTCTTATAACAACTCGTCCAGTGTCAGTTAAATGAACTTTGGTTTTTAGAAACTTAAAGCCAGAACTAAGCTTACAAATCTTTGTCTTGTTTTGATTCAATTCGATTCCAAGGTCACTATACATCTCGTTGATTTTATCCAAGCAATATTGCAAATACGCTTTATCACTATGTATTAGCACAAAATCATCGTTGTATCGACCATATCCCTCAATCTTAAGAACTTCTTTTATATAATGGTCAATTTTATTCGGATAAAACATCGCAATAATTTGCGACACTTGACTACCAAGCCCAAGCGATTTTTCTCCAAATGCGTCTACAAAATCCATTATTAAGTATAATGTTTTCGGGTCGTCTCTAAACACTTTACTTAATTGCTCGTAAACACAATCATGGTCAACACTATCAAAGTAAGCATGCAAGTCTGCAACTAATACATACCCATCATTGTTTCCATGTTTTCGATAATACCGCCACAAATGTACCTTTAACCTATTAAAAGCCATTTGTATGCCTCGTTCCTCTAATGACGCATAATTGTCATATATCAGCTTAGGTCTTATTGTTGGAACAAGCGATAATTCCGAAAGAGTCTTTTGAACCATTCTTTCATTTATATGAACAGAACGAATATTTCTGATTTTACCTCGTTCATTTACCTTGAACACAGTAAAACCATCAGACATTCTATCCATATTGTTAAGCCTATTTTTAGACTTTCTTACTCTGTTGATTCTATCAAGATAGAAATTCTGCGTAGAATACTTCCACGAAACATTCTTAACGCATTTCTTTCCTGATTTCATCAGATTGTTGGCATCTGCCACTTTATCATAGTCAGTATGTTGATTCATAAAAATATAATGGCCGCTTATAGTACCACTTAGTCGTTTAGTCTTTTCATAACCTAAACTAAGGTACGTCGCATGCTCATGAGCACGGTGAAACTAAACATCTCACACCACAGATTTAGGCGTTAGCCAGGGTTACGCACTCCTATCGTTTCTGATTTGAATCGGTCAAAGCCTACATTTAGTAAACCATTACGATATCGGGGCCAAGCCGTTGGCATTGGAGGCGTTGTTGTTGTTCGAGTTGCCATTGTTGTTGACATTGCAAAAGTTCGCGGTTTTCAGCACGTAACCCATGCAGCAAATTACTCTACGGCCTGCTGCCCTCCGTTCTTTCGTTCTTTTTCTTCTAAAAACTTCTTATGTGCTTTTACAGTAGACTTCTTCCAACGATATAAGTAGTGTTTCGTTTTCTCGAGTTGTTCATCGTAATTCATAAACTTATTCAAGTCAATGTCGAAAAATTCCTCAACAAATTGAACCTCTTGCTTTATATTAGCAATATCACCTATCGCTGCATCTTCAAGCAGAATCCTTTGCTTAAACTCTTCATCTATCTCACACTTTATTTCATTGGCAGCAGAAATATGAGCTACCAAGTTAGATGAATACTTAAACAAATTGCTTCTTGTCTTACTGATAATCCACTCATCATATTTACCAAGTACTTTAGTTTCCTCAGTAGTCTCTTGATACCTATCAATCTTCTCAAAAAGCTTAGCCAACTCCGGATATTCATTCCTTAGCCTATCAGGAATCAAGCTCTTAAAATTTGTCTTTAGCTTGTAAGAACGCATTACTATCTGCGTTACTATATGACGTAACTTTACAGCTTCATAAAATGCGTCCAAACGAGACTCAGACCTTCTCCATTTTGGCACACTCATTTTATCGTCTCCTTAATCAGTAAATCAATCGTATGTGTCGGCTTTCA